AGACATATGTATGTAGAATTTATAAAACAAGATGTTTCTTTGGGAAATGGTAAAATTTTTAAATTTAAAAACGTAGATAAAACGTGGACACTTGATTCAACTACTATAGGATCAACTGATTCTACTAAACAACCATTATTTATTCAAACAAATCCTCCACGAATTTTAACAAAACGAAATTCTATTAATAGCAGATCTGAAATAAATATTACAATATCTTCAAATACTTTTAATTTTGATTTATATTACTATGCAGTGAATTCTGGATATTATTTTTCAGGAATAAGTGATATAACACTTACAATAAATTCTGGAATTTATGTAGGAAGTGATTCTACAGATTCACCTGCGCTTACAATTTCGGGATTTAGTGTTGGAGATACTATAAAAATAATAAACAATGGAAACATACTTGGATATGGAGGAAAGGGAGGAGACGGAATAGATTTGGGGACTATTCCATCTAGTGATAACAATGGACAAAATGGAGGAGATGCTATTTTATTAAGATTTCCTGTATTAAGTATTGTGAATAATGGAATCATTGGTGGTGGTGGTGGTGGTGGTGCAGGAGGAATTGCTTCATATTCAGATAATAGATACCTAAAAGATTATTATAATTATAATAATAAAAGAGAACGGAAACAGTATATGAATTTCTCATCCGCCCTTGTAGGTGCTGGTGGTGGTGGTGGTGGTGGTGCAGGATACCTCGGAGGATATAACGGAGACGCTGGAATTTCTCAAGCAGCATCACAAGTAATAGAGCGGCGATATTTATGGACATTACAAGCTCCAGCACAGAATGGAAATGCAGGAACATTTTTTGCTGGAGGAGTAGGGGGAATCGGAAATACTCCTGGAGGAAATGGTGGCTTATTGGGTGTACAAGGAACAAGTACCGGAAAAACTGACTCCAGTGGAAATAAATATCCGCCCTTTGGAGGAAGTGCGGGATACGCAGTAAGAGGAAAAAGTTTTTTATCTTCAATAACAACAACAGTAGCAAATTCTTCTAAGTTAACAGGTGATGTTAGAGGTACAATAGCCGATTAATTTTTATGTTTGTACTATTTAATAAAAATAAAAATTTTATAGGATATAGTAATGATATTCCAGATAATTCTTGTATTTTAAAAAAAGAAATACCGCCTGAAACTTCTGATATTTTATTATGGAGATGGGAAGGGGATTATGACAATGGAAAAATGATTTCCAACGGAATGGGATATCCCATAGAAGAAATTGAATTGGAGAAAAATTTTTTAAATACTATAAACAAAAAATATCCAATAGAAACTCAAGTTTTAAATATAATAAAACAGTTAAAAAAAATAGTTCAAAATAATCAAAATATAATAGATGATGATTTTATAGACATGGCTGATTGCATTATAAATGCGGAAGATAAATACAATAAAAGAATTAATTATTATAAAAATTATTCCAAATTAATAACTAAAAATGAATCAGAGCAACAATTTAAAAACATCTTTGGAAAATAAAAAAGATCCATATCTAAAATTCAGATATTCCCGTGGAGTAGGAGATGTTATAGCTTGTATTTTACATAGTAAATTTTTTGGATGGTTAACAAAAATTATAACCGGAAAGTCCAAGCCATGTCAGACTTGTTCAAAAAGAATAGATGCATTAAATTCACTATTTCCTATATCATTTTGGAAATTATTTTTTAAAAATGCAGAACTAATGATTCAAGCACTTGATAAAGAATTATCAGAATTTGGATATGAAACAAGTATAACAGAAGATGGATTGGGCGTATCTTCATTTAAAGCTGATGTAATCGAATTAAAAAATACAGAAAATATAAATACTATAGATTATAATGAAAATGATTATATAAAAAATTATAGTTTAATTAATAGTGGAGAAAATATTTTAGGAGATTTTTTGATTAAAACAGAAATATATAAAAGAAAATAATATGGAAATAAAAATAATATCTACACAAACCATAACAAACTCTTTAGATTCTACTAGGGAATTTGGAAGTTTTTTACTAAAGGCAAATGCTATTATTCATATGATACATTGGTATGTTTTAAATTACAATTCGCATAAGATATTAGGAAATTTGTACGAAGATTTAGATGAATTGTTTGATACATTACAAGAAGAAATAATAGGAACAACAAGAAACAATGGTATTAGTTTTCCTAAAATTAATTTTCAAATTCCTCTTTTAGAATTAGATGATGTTTCTAGATTTGTAGATAATAATGATGAAATATTAAATATATATTTTGAAGTATATAAAGAAGTTACAAGCGTAATAACTTCAATAGAATTTAATAATTTTGTTACTCAGGTTAAAAGTGGAATACATAATACCGTAGATGAAATTGTATCTAGATTTAATAAAGCAAATTATCTTTTGTCTTTAGTTAAATAAGTCCCAATCCTTTATACAATTCATAAGAAAGTTCGCTATCTAAAAATCCTTCATCCCCAAACCAATATTTAGAAGTTGATAAATTTTCATTAATAGTTGTTTGTGGATTTTCCCAATCTATTAAACCTTCTAATTGTTTATAATCATAACTAGGAATGAATTCATAAAATTCATAATAGGAAGGCCAATTATAATCAGTTAGTCCTATAAAATTTGCTAAAACATCTACGGTGTATACTTGACATCCATTTATTTCTCCTGTTTGTATTGTTTTATATTTGTTTATAGACTTGTCTTTTAATATTACTGGAGTACCTGCTGTTATTCTATAGCATAAGGAAGTGATAATATCTCCTCTGTTTAAAACGTTTTGACTGTTAACTGTTGTATATGAAGTTTCTTGTAAAGATTTTGCTCCTAATAATCTAGATTGATTTATGCTAGCATAATCAATTACACGTTGAATATTAGGAGGAAAATTTAATCTAAAATCTTCGAAATCCATTCCAACTTTTTTAGCCATGTCATAAAGTTGATTTATATTGCAGTAATCAATGTCAGCATTATTTGAAACAAAATTTGCAATTTTTTCATATATAGAAACACCTAAATCATCATGCTCAAATGGGTATTTTCCGTATATAGAACCTAAAAAATTTTCAAACAAATTTGTACTTTCATTCAAAGAAGGCATAAAAGCCATTGATTGCATTTGTTCTGCCATATCAAAATCTTCATTTAATTTAAAAATAGTGGTGTCTTTATGTTCTGTAAAATCCAAGTAACGAGATTGTCCTGTTATTGTTTGTTTAAATGTATCTGTTGTAAAATAAGGAAGATGTTCTTTTCCGTATTTGTTAACCCATTTAAGACCAGTCCAATCTCCAGTTGCTTGTAAAGACTTATTCCATATAGAATAATTCATTACGGTTGGACTTGATTGATCATCAAGATAAAATGTAAATCCTTGTGGATTTATGTAAAATTTATTTAATATTTCTTTTGTATTTCTATCTAAAATATATATTTTATTTTCAATTGAATTTATAATATAAACTCTTCCCTTTAAATCACACCCAATACCTTCTAATGCAGTTTCATCGGTATTTATATTTGGATCAAACCAATCAGGAGCATATGTTGTTTCAGTTGTTCCTGACAAGTTTATTGTAAAAAGTGATCCACTATTATTATCTACAGAACCAACCCAACTATAACTAAAAGTAAACCAAGGGTTTTGGTCTATATCAAGAGTCAAATGATTTAAACCAATTATAGGATAAACAGAACTTAATAAAACTCCATTTGAATTTCTTTTTTCTAAAGAACATTCTTTAGTACTCCAAATATTGTTTGAAAGAGCAACCCAAACATTATTGTCTTTATCTACTGCTATTTCTTGTGGACAAGAACAAACTGGGTATGAATGAGAGTATAATAAATTTCCATTAGAATCATATTTTATTAAATATCCACTAGCAAAGTATGAATATGTAACCCATACATTATCTTCAGTGTCAGTGTCTATTCCCGTTGGTTCTATAATTCCATTTGCTTTGTTATTCAGCAAATTATAATCATATGGAGAATTTTCATCATATTCATAATATGATGTTTGTGCATACCAATCACCATCAATTGAAGGAGCAGGAGGAAATGTAAATCCAATGGCAGATGCAGGAGTTATAGCAAATAAAAAATTTCCATATCTATCGAACTTAAGCGTTGATATTGTATCATAAAGGGTGACCCATATATCCTGTTTACTATCTAAAACAACAGATACTGGAGATACTTGATCATAGGACCAAAATCCTAAATTATTATCAGAAACAACTTTATTTATGTCTATTGCACATAATATATCTCCTCTTGTTGTAAGTCTATAAAGATAATTTAATTCTGAATCTAACGCCCAAGCATGATATGTTGGAGACTGCATGGCTGCTATACTGCATATTCCATGAATACCAGAAAGTGCCATAGCATCTTTCGAAAAATCAACCTGATCATCATTAATGATTGGCATTTCAAATGTTTTGATAACAGCAACGTTCATGTTAGGAGTATCCATTGCTGCTGATAATACGGGATTGTATATGTACTGAGCAACAGTCATCAGCCCTGCTTCTGGATTGGATATCCATAGCATAGGATTATAATATTGTGTAGAAAGAGCAGGAAATTCTACATCAACACTTCCAGTAATAACCGAATTTAAAGAAGAAACAGTATTTGTGAAAAAAGTTCCCTTATAATAACCCGGAGTTTTATATCCTGTTTCATCTATCCATTTAAATTCTGTTGGTTGTGGAGTAAAATTTGAATCCAATCCTGTTGTACCTACATTTATAGATAGATTTCCAGATAGAGGAATGCTATGACAAAATGCATATTCTGGATTTAAAATTTTTATACCATTACTTCCATCGTTCCATTCATATTTGTCCGGATAAGGAATAATACTATTAGTATTTATTAATACAGGTTGTTGCGCTTGAGGCCATCTAGGATTTACATAATCTCTAATACCATTTTCGGTTATCCTGACATTATCTGGTGGTCTCACCATAAAAATATAAGGACATGAAACAGTTGCTAAACTATTTGAAAACCCCGGTAAGTCTCTGTCTGCATTTACACTATCATTAAAAGCTCTTATTCCACTTGTTCTTAAAGTTGCTATAAGTGTTGTATATGGTTTATCTTCTATAAAAAGATCATAATTGTGTATATCATCAATACAATAAAATTCAGCACTTCCAGTTACACCAGCCACTAAGCCTTCTCCATAGTTATTTATCTTTCCTACATCATTGGAATATATCTTATCTTCTTTTGGACTTATTGTTTTTATTGTATTTCCATCCAAATCCAAAAATCTATATTCTGGTCTTAAAAAGGACCACTTATTTCTAGGTTCTTGTGTTTGATATGATCTTGAAAATTGTGTCGCCAAATCGATATAATGTGGACCTTCCTTCGAAGATGTAAAATTTATTTTAAATGGATATCTATTATAATGTCCAGCAAATGTAGGTGGGGGAACAACATCAAAATATATAGACTCGTTTATAATAAGATTTACATTTAAATTAGAAGATAAGCTTACAACACCAGAAGATACGTATGCAAATAAAGAAATTATATAATTTCCCGGTAACTCATATATATGACTTGGATTTGTTTCAGTGCTCATTCCCCCATCACCAAAACTCCACAATAAAGAATATGAAGAAAGCGTTTGTTGACTATTTGTGGTGAATTGATATCTTGTTGCTCTAGCATATCCTGCATCTGGAGACACTCCAAAAGTTAAATTAGAATATGCAGCTTCTGTTATTGAAAATTCTATAATAGAAGAATTTACTCCCTCTGAATTAGTTAAAGTTACATAAGCATATCGCTTTTCGGCTTTAATCGGAGTTCCTACTAGTTCGCCTGTGTTTGTATTTATAGAAATTCCATTTGGAAGACCAACCGCAGACCATGTCAGCGGACTTGTTCCAGTATAAAAAATAAAAGCTGAAAAATAACTTCCAACAGTTAAATTAAAAGATTGTTTCGGAGTTATGTTCGGAGCAGACATTTTTTTTAAAAATCAACAGCTTTTATATATCCACTTGGTTCAACAATTTCTATTCTAGAACCAATATTATTAATATCATTAAACACCGGATATTGATAAAATCCTAGTGTAACGTTTTGTGTATAAACGGTGGAGTCTTGATTTGGGTATAAATCATTCCACAATAATATAGAAATTCCATTTACAAAAGTATTTGTATCATATCTATAAGTATCAACATTTTCTACTCCATCTATATTTAATATATCAGATGTTAATTTATATAAATCAATTATTTGTCCTAATTTAGAAATTTTGTGATTAAAAGTGTTTAAAAATAAAGTTTTAATATCATTAACAATAGCCGAAGACGCTCTTCTACTATTTTTATTTTTTGTTATTCTTAATTTAGAATTTACTAAATCATTTACGCTTGATACACCATTAATAGGTTTTGCATAAAAATCTAAATTCATATAAACAGGATCCATAACAACAATTTTTGATGTTATTGTTTTATTTTCATTCAATCCATTTATAATTAATTCTTTCTGTGGAGGAGCTAAAAAATCTTGCAATTCATTTTTTGGAACTGCATATACATATAAATTGTTAAAATTACAACTATTAGCAAATTTTATTTGATTTAATAAAATTTGATTTTCAAGTTGTGGATCGTTCAATCCTATTTTATATAGATATTTTATATGACCTCTCATATAATCATCATTGCTTATTACTTTTGAATCGGATAGAATATTAAAATAATTTGCTTCTATAAAAGATTCATAATCTCTATCGGTTACTAAACGATACTGAGATCTAAAGTTTTTTGGTGCGTTCAATCGAATTGAATCTACATTTTCATAATCAGAATACGAATTCGAAGGATATTCATTGGATAGTGAAATATAGCTCAACTGTTCGGTTGAAAGTTTTTCTTCATAATTAAAACTAATATCAGATATTATTTGATTGTATCGTACAGTATTGTACTGAACAAATTTTGAACTATTTAATCCATTTGGAGCAACACCAGAAGCATTCGGATTTATTTGCAAATAGTATACAGCAACTTGATCACCTTCATTTAATTTTTTTCCATTAATACCATCTCCGAATTGTATTTCATATCTAAGATTTTCATTAAACCTTGTTGTAAAAACATTTTCAGTTGCAGTATATAAAAATAAGTCTGAAACATTTGTCCATTCTTGCCATTTAATTGCATTTTTTGGTTTTACATATACAAAAATATTAAAATGATCAATTTGTATATTACTGTCTAATGCCAAATAAAGAATTTCATTGTCTATTCCAGCAGAATTATATAGTGGATATTCTTGAAAAGTTCCTTGATAAAGCAAATAGTTATTATTAACGTCTTCTATCTGTGAAGCAGCGTCTACTAGTTTTGAAAATGCTATATCTTTATTCGTGGAAAATTGACTTCCACCTACACTTATATAACTATACCTAGATATGAAGTAATTGCCTCTAGAAAGCCCGTCAGTGGCTCCTAAACCAAATGGAATGTTCTGCCCTATGCGACCAACAGGTTTATAATTTAAAAGCTTTACGATTCTATTCATGTTTTCATATATTTGAGACTCTGAAAACATACTTTCTGAAGAAGTTTTATTCAAATAATACAAAAGAGTTGTAAACGTATAACTGATTATATCAATAAAACCTGATAGGTTAGATCCTTGATAATTCTGATCAGTAAAAACCTTTCCTTGGTTTAATCGATTTACTATGATGTCTCTTATACTGACACCATCAAAAGCCACATAGGAATTTTTATTAAAGGGAATTAAGTCACTCATAAAATGTTTATATTATTTGCTTGAAAGTTTATTTGAAATCTATCAACCTTTCCAATATTTAATAGTTTATACACAAATAAAACATAATATTGATTTTCTTCAGGCATTGGCATTACTTGTACATTTTGCACTTCTATTCTAGGTTCTTGTGCAGCGGATTCAACTATGTTATTACCAAGTATTTTTGCTTTGAATTCTGTTATCCCTTCAAACAAATACTGGTCTAAAGATCCTCCAAAGTTAGGACTTAATAATTTTTGTCCTTTTTTTGTTGTGAATATATTATAAAGAGAATTTCTAATTGCATTTGAATCATAATCAGCAACAATATCGTTACTTTCAACTGTGTTCAAACCATTTCCAACATTATTATTCATAATCAAATCTAAGTGCAAATCAGTATATACATATTGATTTTCCTTTGTTTCCTTTGAAGGATAATTAGTAGGAGAATTTACTTCTCTGGGTTTTATAAGATTATCTATGTAAATAGCAGCCATGTATGGTAAATATTTATGATAAAAACCCAATATATATGAGTAAAAAATTTAATAAATTTGAAACTTTATGCGAAAAGGCATTTACACACCATTCTAATGGTGGATTTCGTACAAATACACCCGTAAAACTTAGACCCGAATTTTTTAATTCAGATTTCTACAAGACTCGTTACCAAACAGATTCTTTATTTGATACATGGTTGAGGGGATGTATTCAACAAAATCCTAATCTATTCTTTTTTATTCATGACATTGCAGCAAACAGCACGAATGTAAGTGCTAAAGATGCAACTGACTTAGCAGGTTCTAATTACACTATCTTAACATTGAAAATGGATCCAAGAACATTGCAAGCACCTACGGAATATAATGAATTTTCGGTTCCGGGTGATTTCAATCTTATTGAAGTATTGGATTTTGGTATAAATCTTCCTCCGGTTCAGGGAGTTCCTAATAAATACGAAAATTACGAAGCATATACTCAAAGCAAGCCTGTACCAGCAAATCCTGATGATTTCAAAGCATTAGGAAATCAACCAATGGACAATAAACTTCCAATGGTAAATACATCAATTCCTGCTTCTCCTGCTATTGCTAAAAAATATTTTACAGGTCCAACTCGTTCTAAAAAGAACGGTCCAAAAAAAAAAATAAAAAAGTAATTTAGATAGAAGCTTCGATTGCCAAAATGCAACAGAAGAAATTAATTTCGTGATCTAATACGAAATTATCTCTATACATATATTCTCCGAGATTTAAAAGAAACATCTTTTTACATTTTTCATCAATATCTGTACAATCATATACGTAATTGAACATATTGATCATAAGTTTTTGATAATCATTACCGAATAATTTTTCAGATTCGATTACAGTTTTCCTAATTTCTAAAGAAGACAATTTTGAAATCGCAAGCCCTTTAACTATAAAACTGAAAAGATCACATACTTGATTTTTTTCTGGAAATATAAGAGTTCCTGTTACAGAAAACTTTTGAAGATCATTAATAATTCTCCTCATATCAGGATATCGCTCTGTTAAAAATTCTGATAACTTAACTTTCATCGTATCAGAATCAAATTTAATATTTTCCTTTTGCAGGATTTCTATACAACGCTGTCCACAAGATTTTAGGGTAGGTTGAAGCTTAAACAATACACACCTAGAACGAATAGGTTCAATTATTTTATTTATATAATTAGCAGTCAGAATGAATCGTGTAGTATCAACATATTCTTCCATGACATTACGAAGCATTCGCAAAGAATCTCCTGTAAGGCCGTCTGCTTCCTCCAATATCACTATCTTCCTCTTACTATCAATAGAACGAGTCTGTGCGAAACTAATGACCTTGTTACGAATAGTATCAACGCCATTCTCATCAGATGCATTAATATACAAATACTGACATTTAAGAAGATCGTTTACAATTATTTTTGATAAGGTACTTTTACCAGTGCCCGGTGAACCATAAAACAACAAACTAGGAACGTCATCTGTGATAGTTTTAAAGTGATCCTTCACATCACTATCTAAAAGAATTTCGTCTAGTGTTTTTGGTCTATACGATTCAACCCAAAGAGTGTTATAGTGATTAGTCATTTTATTTAAATTCTGGTTCTATTGTTAAAAGAGGAAGATAGACAATTTTGGCTATCTCATCTCCAGAATTTAATAGATAATCTCTGTCGGAAGAATTGTAAAGAAGAATTTTTAAGTCACCTCTAAAAGAATTATCAATTGATTTAAAAATTGGCTGTATTCCATATTTTTCTACTAAATTCTCCAAAGGTAGAATTAATCCCCATGCTCCTTTAACAAAGTCTTCAATAATAAGACCAGTATCTATCAAAATACTAGTATGTTCTGCTATAATTTTTGTATCAATTGATTTTAAGATATATCCAGAATCGCTTTTATCATTTCGAAATGGAAGCACGGCATCATCGTCGCTTTTTGAGAATATTATTTTTGGAACTGTAAACATGATCTTATTATAGTGGAATACTTGGCTTATTCAACTAAATATTTGAAATATATATAACATGGACCCTACTAATGATATAGACAATATTATCGATCAGCTTCGAAGTGATGAAGTTCCATCAATTTCACCACCAACAAGAAGAAACGAAATTCAAAATTTAAATGATGAAAATGTAAGTGATTATGTTTACAAAAAAACAGCAGAAATCATAGAGGTTGGATTAGAATCTATATCAAATTTAAAAGATATTATAACTTCTGGACAAGATCCGAAGGAAATAACAGCACTAGCCAGTTTAATCAGCGCAACAACCAAAGCTATTGATAACTTAAATAAAATCAACCTACAATCTAAACAGCATAAAAACAATTTAGAGGTTGCAAAGATAGAAGGAAATGCCGCCAAACAACTCGGAATTGGTAGTCAAACAAATAACATTGTTATTGCAACAAGAGATGAAATCTTAAAAATTCAAAACAAAGAACAAAAAAGGCATAAAATTGAATTGATTGAAGATAACTCTCAAGAAGAACTGTAAGATTTTTGAAATTTAAAGTGACCACAATCCCAAATTCTATCGTGTCCATTTAATTGCATATTTTCCCATTCTGTTAAACTATTATCAAATGTTTTTAATAGTTTTGAAAGTTATGTTTGTTACTTCTAGTTCACATCCACACTTACATAATTTTTTTTCCATATTTACTTATAATTACATATCTGTATCATAAGTAAATAAAAAAATACAAAAAAATACCCATCCTCTTTCAAAGATGGGTAGATTTTTTTTGTGAGTTTACTCTTAGAGATATAGCGCAGTCTGGTTAGAAGCAAAGCCTTCTCCGAGACCCTTGACGATGATTACATGGTAGTACAGAGAAGCACCAAAGATGTAATCTACAACTCCGTAGCGAGTCATAAGACCGACGCGAGGTGAGAAGTCATTTGGGCCGACTGTACGCTGAATCATGACAGGGATATACGGACAATATACGATACCTGTATCGTAATATTCTGTGCCTTTATAACCAAGCAATGCATATTCCAATGCGGTTTGTCTTTGACCTGTTAGATACTGAGCATCTGTACGTGTGTCGCGGTAAACAGTAAATCTTCCACCCAATGTTCCAACTTTGGCAATGCCTGTTGGTTGTGTGTTGATATTTCCGTTTACTGGCATCCACGTAAACTCAGGAAGCATTTCAAGAATCGCGCAAACGCGAGGTGTAGCAATAATAAAATTGGCTGAACCACGGCGGTTACGGATAGCAATGCGGTTAGCTTCGACAATGACTTTGGAGTAGAAATCACGATTTCTTTCTCCGAGCCAACGTGCGTCAGCTGACTGAGCGTACCAGAATGTGTATCCATTGGGGTTACCAGCATTGAGAGCGATTTGAATCATTCTGATGACCATTTCACGGTCGATTTCAGCCTGAATTTCATATGACATAGCATTTGTTAATTCAGAGTCGATATCGAGTCCGTTCATGTTCTTCAAGTCTTGCTCAAGTTCAACAGACCAGCGAGCGGCGAGGCGGCGTGTGCCAGCTTCAACGGCTGTTTTGCTGAATTCAACAGTAACTTGAGGAATGTTTCCAGTAAGTTCGAACTGGCTAAGGATAGCAGCAACACCTTGATCAGTAGAAGCAACGCTGAAATAAGCATTGCCTGTGAGTGAGGCGGCACTAGTACCTGTAAAGCGAGTGTCGAGAAACTGATAGCCAAGTTCATCCGGACCTGCAACGCGAGGTGTCGCGTTACCTGTCGGAGCATTGGCAGCGTTGGTTGAGCCTGTGGCGTAACCATCGATTCCAGTTGAACCTAAGCTAGCATTCTCATAGCGGTAACGAAGGGCAAATGCAAGTCCGACTGGACCACTCATAGGCTGAACACCGACGATCTCGTTAGTGATAAGCTCTGGGAATGTACGTCTGATCATCGGTATGAGAACCTTTGGTAAACGTGCATCACCTGTAGCATAACCATCATTCGAGTTGATTGATCCCGGAGGAGTATAGATACCACCGATAGTACTGCCAGAGCCAAAGGCTCCACCATTACCAGCGAAGTTTCCAGCCTCTTCCAAGCACCAACGCTCTTGGTTTTCCATCAGCATAGCTGTGGTAACGCGAGCATGCTCATCTTCAATTGGGCGGACTTTATCACTTGTGTAATTAAGTACCGGGGCCCATTTTTCGAGGAGTTGATTGGCACGGGATTTGTCGATGTAACCGGGTGCGGGTTTTACATTATTCATTTGTTTATTTTTTCCTTTATGGATTTTAGCGTTCGAGAATGGCGGATTGCCTTCTCCACCTTGAAATTATCTTATTTCCTTTAAAGCTGTGAGATAGTTGTTAACTGGTGTGTTTTCAACAGTTTTAGATTCAGAGATTACTTTTGAAGCAGGAACTCTAGCATCTTTGGAAACCGCAGTTTTTTTGGCTTCCTCTACTAAAGTTTTTGATGTTTCACTTTCTTCTCTTTCAAACATCTCAACGACATATTTAAAGTTCTCCTCAATGTATGAGGGAGATTTGTCATTCAACAGATTTGAAATATAACCTCTTTTAGAGGTTGACATTCCTTTTGTTTTTTGTTCTAAAATTAATGAAGATTTTACAGTTTCAAATTTTTCTTGAAGATCAATATTTTCTCTGAAAGATTCATTCAATTGATTTTCCAATTTAGTAATTTTTGCTCTTCCTTCGGAAACGATTCTTTTAACATCGCTATTCAATGATGAAGGATCGAAGGCAATGATGCCTTTGATTTGCTCTAATTGTTTCATTGCTGTTTTATTTGAAACTGCTTCTTCTAATTGAGCCTGTGGAATTGCTTTTGAAAGATAAGCATCCATGAAGTTGCTGATTTCGTTAACAACTTTTTTGCTAAATTTTTCAGCCTTTTCATTTAAGGCTTTGCGATAAAACTTGACGAGTTGCTCAAGTTTAATTGTGTGATTTTCGTTAATAGCGGATACAACTTTTTCAAGTTTTGAGGAATGATCTGTATCAATCGCTTCTAAAAGCTTTTCTAATTTTAAAGCGTGTTCGTTGTCTTGTTTGCTAAGAGCCTTTTCGACTTGCAATTCAAGTTGAGATTCAACTTTTTCGTGAACTGCTGATTCAAACGCTTCAGCAATTGCGGAAGCTGCTTCTTCATTGAGAACGTTTGTATCAATATTTGAAATGATTGATGAGATATCCATATTATATATTACTATTTACTCTTACTTCTTTCCTTTTTTATTATTTTTTTTCAACTGCTTAAAATCAGCACCTGTGATTTTATTTTTTGGTTTTGCAACACTTGCAAGTTTTTTTTGAGCAGGAGATAATTTTTTTTCGGCAATTTTCTTGACGCGAGATTTTACTTTTTCAGTAACTATTTTATCTAAAGTTGTGTTAGCATTGGAATAATTTTTTTCACAAATTTGAGCTACCAATTTAGAAATTAAGTTTAGAATATTCATATTAATATTATTATTTATCCTAATGTTATACAAATTAAAGAGTCTTTAATGAATTAATAAATTTAATTATCTCTTCGGTGAGATATTTATTACCTTCTTTTGTGGGAATATTTGAAATAGCCTTTTCAAATCTGTCATATGCAGGAGCAAATTTACCATCTTCATTTAATATCCATTGTTTAGATTCTAGAATACCATTTACAAAAGCAGAAGGAACCGAAGGATCAGCAACTACGTCAACAGCAACAAGTCTAAAATCAGCAACACGATTAACACCGGATTTACTTTCTTCTAATCTACCTAATGCACGACTAGAAACACCGAGCTTAACACCATCCATAATCAATGAACGAACGATTTGTCCCATGGGAGTAGAAAGAACTTTTGATTTTCCTTCAAAAATATTGCCATTCTGTTTCAATTCTGTAACAACATGACAAACTCTTTCTAAATTAATCTCAGGGCTTGAAGGATGATTTAATTCTCCGGTAGCTCTTTTTGTTATAATCATTTCGTCATTGTAACGATTAACTTCTTTAACCATTTCTTCTAGTGGATAAACTCTTTTATTTTTATTGGCTTCATTAGCCATTAAAAATGGTCCTTGGATATGAAGGATTGAAGGAGTATTTCTATTACGTTCCTCAATAAGGTACTGAACATCATAGGTTGGTTGTTCTACAAGGAGACTATAAGCATTTTTTGACATATGTATTCTTTTTATATATTTATCGATATTGCTATCAACTTTATTATTTATATTTACGCTGGAAGATCACTATTCAAGCATTTATATGCTTTTCAGTTAAAATTAAAAACTGATATCCTTTATTATTAGCATACTGTTCCGCCGCTTTCCATTTAGCTTGATTTACAGCCCATTGTGTATTTTCATAAATCATTGTTTTAACTTTTTTATTCTTAGTAGCCTCTGGTTTCATGGTTTGCTTGTGTGGTTTTATTTCTATTAATAATTTTTTTATTTCACCAGATCTATCTTTAAGAGCAGCAACAAGATCTACGAAGTATCTATGGAGCTTTCCATCTAAGGGAGATTGATATGGAACAACAACACTTTCCGATCCCCATGTAATAACATTTGAATTATTATCAAACCAACGAAAAACTTTTAATTCTAAAGAAGAACGATATATACAAGGAAGAGAACCTTTATACTTTTCTGGATTTAATATACTATAAATTCCTTGTATATAGTTGGAATTTTTTTTACCAATTTTAGGTTTCATTTTCAACCGACAAAGAATCGAATAGGATCTCTATCAATAGTATCTTTAGTTATTTCTTCTTCCAGAGCAAGTTTTTCTTGAATTCCTTGTGTCATCAAATCACTATAATTCAATGTTTGTCCTCCAAAAAGATTAGTTCCCGCAAATTTGCCTCTTGTATGACCAACTGCTATTTTTGTTAAAGCCAGTGTATATCTATAAACCCACAGTTGACCTACCAAATATTTTAAAGGTTTTAGTATCTTACAACCCAGTAATCCAAAGTATGGTGTGCTGCTTTGTTGAGATGGTTCTGGAATAATTTTTAAAATCTGAGAATCGGGATCAAATCTAAGGTAAGGTGTCAGTGCCAATAACTTATCTCTCGTATCTAACCATGTTTTAAGTGCTTGCCAAGTAACTAAATCATACCCAACATTTCCAAGCAATTGACCAAAGTATGCTTGTTGAGCAATTGTATTTTCAATAGTAAAAAGTGTATTAACTCCCGTATTATTTCCTTCTGCAAATGAGAATACATCTACAACTCTTCTATAATCATCTAGGTCATAATCATAACAAGCACTTAATGAGGGATTGGATGTATTTGAATTATACATGTCCGGAGTAATATTCATCAACTTTCCAATCTCAAGACCAACTCCAGACTTATATAGATCGGATCTGAAAATTAAATATTCTTCTTCTAAGCCTGCAAATTTTGTGAAATATTCGATTGCAATATCAATCATTTCATAAATTTGTTCACTACTGATTTCTATTTGAATCAAAGGTTCACCCAAACTTCTACGAACTCTTTGTGCCAAAAGATCATAACTTTTAATTTGAGTATTAAAAGTTGTACCGCCATGAAAAGAATTAGGTAAAACTGGTTGTGATGGATAAGGCATATATTATATACTTATGGTAAAAATGCTGCAATCTGAGCACCAACAGCTTCTACGGTAGCACAATTTTTCAATCTTCCACCAATTCCCGTAGATGGGAGGTTGTCTGCATTAAATGACCAAAGAGTTGAGGCATCTAATATTGCTATTCCTGATGTATTATCAACCAAAGTACCGTATGAAACTTGTTGAGGGGTTGGTACTCTACATACGCCTATCATATTGCCTCCTGCATATGATACGCCATATCTAACATCACTAGATAATGGATAGGTTTGAGATGATGATAGAGGATCTGTTAAAGTTTGAGTAAGATTGTTATTAGTGTATCGTTTTAGTGTAATTTTGGAATTAGCATCTTTTAAATAAACAGGACCAGATGCTGGAAAATTACCTTGCAATCCTGCTTCTATTTCTTCGGCAATAAGTTTAGATAATGCTCCAACACCAAGATATGCATACCCTGTGTATTGAGAACCAGCAATACCAGTTTGACCTGTTCTATTTCCGACAACTTTTGTAGCAAATGTATTTCCGCCTGTACTATAAACAGCATTTCCAGTTATACCACCCACTATTTGACCAGATACATTAACAATAGTTCCTGCAGTTCCTTGTGATAAGGTAATATTGTTTCTGGCAATATCAATAGTAGAACCTGCAACGTTTATGTCTTTACCATAAATACTACCAGTTAGATTTAAAATTCCGGTTACCCCTATAACATATATAGTAACACTTCCGCTAATAAATGTATAGTCATCGTAAATATTTGTAGTTAAATTAAGAGTAGCTGCTAGGTTATTAACCAATATAGAAGGATTAAATATACACGTATTATTTCTCAATTCGGGAACAGTTAGATTGACAATTGTGCCCGCACCTTCGACTAATAGTCCATGACTACCACTTGCGGTGTTTCTAACATTAGTTAATGTGTTCAATCCGCCAGAAACTACACCACAAGTTAAGGTTGCATTTGGACAGTAAACAATATGTAGAGCGTGTTTACCAGATTGACCTCCGATTCCCCATGGGTTGTGCCCACCGTATAGATTCCCTACAAAATTAAAAGTTGAAGACGTATTTACACTCAACCCTTTTATGCCGTTTGTGTTACCAGTTCCTCCGTATATATTACCATATATATTTATAGTACCTGCTCCTTGTGTAATACTCGCTCCTATTATATTTTGAGCCAAGGTAAATGCAGCAATGCTTTGTGGCCCATATATGTCGCCGTTAATAGTAGTATTACAATTTAAAGAAGCAATGGAAAATGCACCACTACTACCCGCATGATTTATCGGACCATAGCTATTTCCATTAATAGTAACTTCATTGGAATCTCCTGCATAAGAGTTAATGACTAACGCATGACCAGAATATCCATATAAATTACCGTTTATAGTACAGTTTCCTCTTCTAAAGAATCTTAATGCTTGACCTGTAGAAATTTGACTTCCTGACAAGTCCCCATAAACAGTAACATTTCCTCCTCCAAAATTATGAATAGCATGATTTTGAGTGTTGACACCACCAATAGCATTTCCAGATAAAACTATATTGCCAGTGCTGGAAATCCTAATAGCTTCAGCAAAATTAGTTCCAGTAGATACTGCAACACTACCACCACTCACGAAACCGTTAATTGTCAATGTTCCGGTTCCAATTATATCTATTCCTCTGGCAGCAGCAATCGTACCTCCATTTATTTGTCCGTAAATAGTTGGTGATGCATTTGCCGATATTTGACACAATGTTGTTGCTCCAGTATCAAATAAATCAACATTCAAAATATAATCATTCAGAATATTAAAAACACCACCTACCGTTGAACCGTTTTCTGCTTTATTACAAATTTTATAACATTGAATATCAGTATCTAACAATATAGTTTTGTTATTAGAATATACATTATCACCAGAAATAGGAACTACTCCTCCTATCCAAGTAGACGGGCTTGACCAATTTCCATTCTGTGATGCTAGAATATTTGCCATTTACTATAGTCCTTTTACTTTAATATAATTTTGTATGGCAGCATAAACATATTGTATTGCCTGTAATTCTTCTGGTGGTGCTTCTTGTAAAGTTCCTAATAAAATACTTTTTGCAAAATCTTCCCTTTTAACAACTTTTCCCTCTTCGTCAAATCGGGTAGGAACAAGCTTTAATGCTGCATTAGCATCAAATTGCCCCCCATCTTTATAAAATGATGTGATAGCTAAACTAGCGCAATATTTGGGATATTCTAATTCTTCTATAATATTTGGTGTCGAAGGTTGCATATGATATAATTATATGTAAGTTGCGGTTATTCTATTATTCCATGATACATTTGATGCAATTGTGGTAGATAAAACTTGTCCTACACTATTTAATGTTATTTTTTTAATACGCCATGTATTTGAACTTTCTGCTGTATTTGGTAATGCTTTTCCTATATAACTTGCATTGTTTACAAAATATGTTCTCCAAGAAGCAGAATCTAAATTAACAACCACATCTCCACTTCCACCAATCCATGCAGCAGAATTCGTTTTTACCAATGTAGTTACTTCTGTATAATAATCGTTATTTAAAAAGGTTAATATTTGATTATTAGAATTTTTAAAAAATATTTTACCATCTGTTGTATTAAGAGCTATTTCGCCTAATTCTAAGGAAGATAGTTGTGGCATTCTATCAGAAACATCTGTTCTTTTTAGTTTTATAACACTTTCTTCCGGCATATTAGATATTTATTGAAAAAATCAAATTTTCAATATTAAAATTCTTCTGATGCAGAAAGACTAGGTGTATTAGAACCTATATACAATGTTTGATTTGTTTCATTAAAGGCTAATTCACCATGATTAAGCATCGAAGGAGGACCAGCTTCACCGGAAACTCTTCTTTTAATTAAAATTGTTGTATATTTCCTGTTTTCTTCCATGTTAATATTTATAAAAATAAACAAAAAACCTCGAAAGATTTTTAGGTCTTTCGGGGTTTAATTTGTTTTAATTCTTAATTAAGGTCTTGCAAAATTCTACAA